GTTGCATGCCTAGAATTGGCCAATAAGGGTAAGAAGAAAGGCCGTCAAATATTTGACTTAGTGCAGGCGAAGCTCTTTGCTAATGAAAAACTAAAAAAGAACGCTCAGATTAATTCGACGGTCATGCAATGGGCTAATCAACTGGAAATTGAACCTCATACTATTGATGTGGATGCCACCGTTGTATAGGAGAATGATATGAAACTCACAAAATTAGAATTACTAAATTTTAAAGGGCTAAAGTCCTTTGGCATAAATATTAATGGCGATGTCGTAATCCGTGGCGATAATGCTACTGGTAAAACGACTGTATTTGACTCTGTGTGTTGGTTACTATTCGGCAAAGATAGCCTAGATAGGGCTGATTTTGAAATCAAAACATTGGATGGTGGCGAACCTATCCCTAAAGTCAATCACGAAGTCACAGGCACTTTTACATTGGATGAAGGGGGCACTGTTGAATTAAAGCGCGTGTACCGGGAGAAGTACTCATCCCCTCGTGGTGGTGAAGTCACTATGACAGGCCATACGACAGACTACTTTGTCGATGGGGTTCCTAAAAAAGAAAAGGAATATAAGGAGATTGTAAATTCATTAGTTGATGAAAATATTTTCAAATTAATTACCAATCCGTTGTATTTCAACGAAACATATTCCTGGCAGAACCGCAGAAAGCTATTAATTGAGATGTGCGGAGATATATCAGATGAGGATGTTATTGCAGAATATAGTGAGCTAAAAGCATTGACTGACATCTTATCAGGCCATAGTGTAGATGATCATCGAAAGGTAGTAGCAGCTAAGAAAACCGCCATCAATAAAGAGCTGGATATGATTCCAGTTCGAATTGATGAGGCATTACGAGGTAAACCTGCTATTGATACTCCACGAGATGTTCTTATTCAAGAGATTAGCTTAGCAACCACAACGCTAGAAACTTTAGAGGCAGACAAAGCATTATTAGTGAATGGACATACGGTTGTTGATACTAGAGCGGAGCTTAGAGATGTACAACGTCGATTGATGGCTCGTGAAAGTGAACTGCAGATGGAATATAAAAAACAATCTGTATTAAAGTCGAATGAATACGATATGGTCGTATCTGAACTTAACAATCTATCTTCTAAGGTTGAGAATACTAAGCATCGTCTTGATACATCCAATAGGGATATTCAGCTTATCGAAAGCACTATTGACGAGTTAATGCATCAACGTCAGCAGGTCAACGAGGATGCATTTGTAATGGATATCGATGAGAATTGTCCAACCTGCGGACAAAAACTTCCTACAGAGCAAATTCAAGCTGCACGTGAAAAAGCTGAAACGAATTTTAACCTTAGAAAATCTAAGCGATTAGAAGAAATTAATCAGTCTATTGAACTGAAGTACCAAGACATTGAGAATATTAAAAAGAGAGATGCCAGCTTAGAGCCTATTGAAACATTAGAGGCCCTTATTAAGGCGAAGGAACTCGTCAAACAAACAATAACTGATGAGATTGGAATGCTAACAGCGCCGGTGCTTGATGATGATTCTGTATATGCTGATTTAAAGACAGAAGAGTTCATGCTGCAGATGAAACTTGATGAATCTAACACAGATCATTCTGAAGAAATTGCAGAAATAGACAAACGTATTGCTACAACGAAAGAACATCGCTTTAACCTTGAAACTGAATTGAATAAATACGAAGAGGCTAAGCGGATTGATACTCGTGTAGCGGAACTAGAAAGTCAGCAGGCTGAATTAGCAGCAGAAAAATCAAAGCTCGATGAAGCATCATATTTAATGGATGAGTTTATCAAAGCTAAGGTCAACATGCTAGAAGATGTTATTAATTCGAGATTCAAACTAGCACGATTCAAGATGTTTAATGTTATGTTGAATGGCAATGTTGAGGAATGTTGCGAAACTACCTATAAGGGAGTTCCGTATCGCAGCATGAATAATGCTGCACGGATTAATATAGGCCTTGATATCATCAACGCATTAACTAGCTATTTCAAAGTTAATGCGCCCGTGTTCATCGATAATGCCGAAGCTGTTACTGACTTTATTTCCGTTAATAGTCAAACTATTAAGCTTATCGTTGATGAATCAGAACCACAACTAGTGGTTAAGGAGGTGTAGATATGGACGAATTGCAAGTTTTCAATAACATTTCTTTTGGGCGAGTTAGAGTCCAGGAGTTAGACGATGAAGTATGGTTTGTAGCAAAAGATGTATGCGAATGTTTAGGCATTAATGATACATCTAAAGCTGTAGGGCGTTTAGATGAAGATGAAAAGGGTACGAATTTAATTCCTACCCCTGGAGGCAATCAGAATTTATTGACTGTAAACGAATACGGGCTATATAGCCTGGTGTTATCAAGTCGAAAACCTGAAGCCAAAGAATTCAAACGTTGGATTACACATGATGTAATCCCTGCTATTAGAAAAACCGGTTCTTATTCTATGGTGATTCCGCAGACATTGCCTGAAGCTCTTAGAGCGTATGCCGATGAGGTAGAATCACATAATGCAACGAAAGCCATTGTAGCACAACAAGAACAGCAGATTGCGGAATTTAAACCGGTTAAGGATTACGTAGATAAAATTCTCTCAAGTAAATCCTGTTTAGCGATTACTCAAATTGCAGCTGACTATGGCCTTAGTGCTCAAGAGTTAAATAAAATTTTGCATGAAGCCGGTCTACAACGTAAGGTCGGTGATCAATGGATTCTCTACAAACAGCATATGGCGAAAGGTTTTACCAAATCAGAAACCTTTACATTCTGCAGAAGTGATGGTCGCTTAGATTCTAAAATCACGACTAAGTGGACGCAAAAAGGGCGCTTAGAAATTCATAGTATCTTAACTAAATTAAACATACACGCTGTATGTGAAGACGTAGCATAGGAGGCACACAATGGGAGAAATTGCGAAAGCACAAACACAATTACAAACTCAATCATTGAAGACTTTAGTATCGAGCGAGTCTATAAAAAAACGATTCAATGAAATACTAGGGAAGAAGTCAGCAGCATTTGTATCTAGTTTGATTTCTGTTTCTAATAATAATGAACTCTTAACTAAGGCAGACCCTACGACTGTAGTTACTGCTGGTATTATGGCAGCTACACTAGACCTTCCTATTAATCAAAATTTAGGCTTCGCTTATATTGTTCCATTTTATAATGGCAAAAAGAAAATTTATGAAGCCCAATTTCAAATGGGATACAAAGGGTATATTCAGCTAGCCATTAGAGCTGGCAAATACAAAAAGATTAATGCCATTAAAATCTATGAAGGTGAAATAAAGAAACGGAATCGACTAACAGGTGAATTCGAATTAGGGGACCCTACCGGGGATGATGTTGTTGGATATATGGCCTATTTCCGATTAGAGAATGGGTATGAACAATACCTATACATGACTAAAGAAGAAATGGAAGCACATGCTAAAAAGTACTCTCAAACTTATAAAAAAGGTTTTGGACTTTGGAAAACTGACTTTGATGCGATGGCTATTAAAACCGTACTTAAACAGTTGCTAAGCAAATATGGTATTTTGTCTGTTGAAATGCAGAATATGGCGAATGCTCTCGCTTCAGATGGCGCTGTTATTCGCGATAATGATGGCGAACTCACACCTGATTTTGAAGGAGAAACCATCGACGTTCAATCTGATGTGGCTGAAACTATTGCTAATAACGCAAATTCAGAAACGATTGATATTGAACCTACTCCTACAAGTGAATTCGTAGATCCTGAAACAGGCGAAGTCGTCCATATGTTTGGTGATTAATTGTGATTAGTATTCAAGCATTCGGTAGTAGCTCAAAAGGGAACTGCTACCGAATCAAAACCTCTACTAATGGGGATGAATTATTACTAGATGCAGGATTAGCATTTAAAGACATACAGCGCTATTGTCGATTTAATTTTGTGCATCTATGCGGTGTATTAGTGACTCATCAACATGGCGACCATTGCAAGGCCGTACCTGACTTATTAAAACTCGGACATCGCGTGTACATGCTAAAAGACACGGCTGAGGCTATCTATGTTGCCGGACATCATAAAGTGGTTTATATAACGCCTAAGATTCAATTTTCTGTTGGTAATTTTACTATCTTACCATTCGAATTAGAGCATGATGTTCCGAATGTTGGGTTTTTAATTTCCGATGGTGAAGAGAAACTCTTATATATTACCGACACCTATTATTGCCGGTACACATTTAAAGATGTGAATCATATCATGGTCGAGTGTAATCATTCATATGAAATCCTAAACCAACGCGTTGACGATGGATGCCTACATGAGAAACGTATGGAACGATTAATTCAATCCCATTTTTCGTTAGAGAATGTTATTAAATTTCTAAAGTCTATGGACCTTACCAAGTGCCAGGACATTCGCCTACTTCATTTATCTGATGAAAACTCCGATGCAGCTTTGTTTAAACAATCTGTTGAAGCCGCTACCGGTAAATATGTAGTCGTAGAACAAGAAAGGAGTCCATTATGATTATTAAATCGATTCAAATTACAGATAACGATATCAGTATCGCCTATCAGAAACCATCTGCTACAGGCTTGACAGATGTCTTTACCATTAAATCTAAAGATGATCCACGACCTGAACTTATGCAAGCTTTCAGCCGACTACAGGCTATTATGAAAAAGAACTTTGAATTCCTGGAGGAGTTTAACATCCCGTTTGTCGTACGGTCATTCAAGTTTAAATATGGCGTTATCGAGGATGTGGTGGAGAAAGTCAGCGTTGAAGGCATTATACAAGATGCAACCTCTACTGATGAACTGAAATTCAAGACTGATTGGTTACGGGTAGAGTATGCAGACCGTACATTTGCTATTTCAGTGCAAGATTTAATTGATGAATGTGTAAGGTTTATTGCTGGTAAACGTGCACAAGGGGCTTTATTTGCAGACGAGGAGTAATAGATGGCTAAGGATGTATATTACTTCAGCCACGATGTAAATGCCAGTAATGATCCTAAGATAGTAGCAATGGAATCGCAGTTCGGAGTTATTTCATATGCGTGGTGGTGGAAATTAATTGAAAAGCTAGCTTCATCTGATGACTATAAATTGCCTTTCAAGAAATATACATTCATCGCTCTTGATAAAGAATTAGGAATTCTGAACGAAAACGAACGACCGTTCAACGAAAACGAACGACCGTTCAACGAAAACGAACATAACTTTTTTTGTTCGAACGAGTCGTTTTTGTTCATAAATTCGTTGATTCATGATTTTGAATTGCTTGATTGCGATGACGAGTACTTTTGGTCTCCAAGTTTAATTCGTAGGCAAGAAGAACGCAGAAGCAAGTATGAAAAAAAGCAGGAACAGCGCAGGTTAGCAGGCATTAAAAGTGGCGAAGCGCGAAGAAAAAAGGAACAAAAACGAACGGTCGTTCAACGAGATTCAACGGTCGTTGAACAAAACGAACAAAAGGAAAGGAAAGAAAAGGAAATTAATAATAGAGAGAGAGATACGCGCGCGCGCGAAGATGAAAATCCTCTATCTATGTTTGAAGATGATGAAGCAAAAAATAAACCCATTTACGATTTGTATATGAAATCAATTGGAGATATTTCACCTGTCATTAAAGAACGGTTGGATGATCTGGTTGAGTCTTATGGAAAAGAACGAGTTATTGTTGCTATCAATACCACTTCAGATAATGGCGGTAATAGCATCAAGTATGTTGAAACTGTCACGGCAGGAAATCTAAAGAAGGAGGTGCAAAAAGATTTTGGAGCAAGTAAACATAACGGAAATGCTAGAAACGTTTCTCGAAAAAAGGAAGAAGTCGACTGGCAAGCAGAGTACGAACGAGTCCACGGTAAAGGATGAGTTCTTTTATCCTGTTTATGATAAGCCTGTAGTGATTAAGAGTGATGTCAATGGAGACTATGCTGCTGTTGGTATCCCTCGGCGATACTATGATATGGATTTTGAGTGGTTACGTAAACATGGCAGCTTCCCTAAAGAAAATTCAGAAGCATATGCTGTAGTAAAACATTATGTGGATAACCTAGAGGCAAATCTTAAAAGTGGCAAAGGATTGATTTTAAGGGGACCTGCTGGCACTGGAAAGACTTCTATAGCAGTTAGTATTCTGAAAGAGGTTCTAGCGCTAAATCGGGGCTGTATGATGATTTCTATGCCTAGTCTATTGGACATTATGCTCACATTATCTAAGGGTGATAGAGTTGCGTTTCTAAACTATGAACAAAAGCTCAGGAATATTCCGCTGTTGCTGTTAGATGATTTTGGAGCGGAGTATTCTAAATCGGATTGGGTGCACACAAAAGTTGAAAGCATTATTATTGGCCGATACCATGATATGAAGCCAGTTATACTGACAACTAATTATAATAACGACCAAACAAAAGACCATTATAGCGAACGAGTGATTGATAGATTACGTGGCAAAGATTATGAAGAGGCTATATTTTGGGGAGACTCGCACCGATGAAGATAATCCTGCGTTGTCAGTTTCGATTTAGAAAGAAAACCCATGATAGATTCCCCACGTTGAACGAGTACATTGATTGTGAGCGTGGTTCGACTATAGCAGCCGCCGCTATGAAAAAGAAATGCACCGAGCAGGTCAAAGAACAATGTCTATCACAACAGATAGAATCGGTTAAGGGTAAAGTAGACCTGTTATTTGAATGGCACTCATCAACCAGGCATGATCCTGACAATGTAGCGTTCGCTAAGAAATTTATTCTTGATGGTCTACAATTGGCAGGTGTGTTAGAAAATGACAATAGAAAGTTCATAGGCACGATGGCGGATGAAATCATAACAGATACAGAAAATTATGTAATCCTGCACATATCGGAGTGTATGAGTATATTCCTGTAAAGAGTGTTAATTAAAGCGAGGTATTATGAAGAAAAAGCTAGTATATGTGGCTCATCCATATGATGGAAAGAAGAGCAATAAAGAAAAAATAGACAAAATCATGCAAGAACTGGTGATGGTTGATATTACACATGACTATGTATCACCTATCCATAATTATGGGTTCATGTACTTAACCGGAGACCAATATCAATTTGGCTTAGGGATATGTTTAGGCCTACTCAATCATTGTGATGTACTGGTCTTGTGTGATGGCTGGGAGACTAGCCGAGGTTGTAAAGGCGAATATGAATACGCCAAGAAACATGGTATTGCTACATTTGTGTTAAGCGAATGGAAAGCAATGAACATGATTTAATTATTGTTAGATGCTTCTTATGAAGTTGGTAAACACACAATTCGGACTAAACTACAAATGTAAAAGGGGGAGATGTATTTGAATGAATACGAAATTGAAAAAATCACTAGGTTGGCCACTGAGGTGGCCACAAAAACCTACTATGAATTAGCAAAGCAAGAAAATGCACAGCTAGGTCGTAAACTTCGACACAACACGATCAAGCTGCTTAAGCATTATAGTCAGTTACAGTCATACGTAGACAATGCTATCACGGATTCGACACAAGCCGAGGATATATGGCTCAATGAACTGTTAATTGATATGTTTGACGATAAAAGCATTGTGAAAGTAAATGCGATTGTTAAATCTAAAGAAAAAACAGCATTGATGATGAGGCATGTGAATAACATGCTCGATATCTATGCTGAGAAGTGCAGCGTAAAACAGTTTAAGTATTGTGAGTGTATGCGCAGATACTATATTGATGGAGAAACCTTAGAAGAGATTGCTGAATCATTTCCTGAAAAGCCTGATGTACGAACCATTCATAGGTACATCGCTAGAGGTATTGAAGAGCTATCCGTACTCTTATGGGGTGTAATTGGACTAAACACGAAATTGTCATAAAACTGTCGTGGACATGTCATTCTTGACAATTTATAATGATAGTGTGAGTTAATAGGGAAACGATTAATCTCTCTCGACAAAGTGAATACCTAGAACACTAAAGCAAAAAGACACTCAGATTTGAGTGTCTTTTTTGCGTATCTGTCGTATAATGATGGTAATTAGTGTTTGTAGTATTTAGAGGAGAAATTATGTCAGATTTATTCACGTTTACTGTTGAATATAGTGAAGAATCTCCGCATCCAGAGAAGATTTTTTCATCTATAGCAAAAACTATTGAAGGAATGCAATTTTTGAATGATGAGCTAATTAAATGTTTGGATTTAGAGGCAACGAATTCCTTAACATTGCGTTCTATTGAAAAAGGCTCTATAAAAGTAGTTTTAGGAACTATTATAAAAACTGCTGAAAACTGTGAGTTTACCAAAGAATATGTAGAAAAAGGGAGTGCATTTTTAAGAAATGCTACGTCAGAAGTAATCAAATTAATAGGGCATAATAAACGTCCAACTTCTGAAAATATTAAAGCTGTAGAGGATGAAATACGTAAAGAAGCATTAAAAAGTGGTTTTAACGATTTAGATGCATATTCTGATATCAGTAGAGTTAATCTATTAAAAGGAGTATCTTTAATTAATAGTGGGGTTCAAACATTACCACTAAATAATAAAGTTTACTTTTCATTAGAAAATGAAGATGTTGATTTAACGGGTGGATTTGAGCTCAATGATGAGATTGTTAAGTCACTTACTGATGTGACAGAGGTTAAAGAAAAGCAAATAGTTACATTGATGATTAAAAAGGTAGATTTAATAGGAGAGTCAAAATGGCAATTTAAATATAATTATGCACCTAATAAAACAAAACTAATTAATGCTAAAATAATGGACCAAAAATGGTTGAAAAAGTGGAAAAATAAAGAAATTTCATTGAAACGTGGTGATTCTCTTATTGTAGAAGTTATGTTTGAACAAGGCTTTAATAAGTCTTTAAACAAAATTACTGAGAATATGATAATTACAAAGGTTTTAAACGTTATAAATGAATCAGATTATAAATCAGATACTTTAATGTAAAGGGATGATTTAACATGGAGTGGTTTATAGAATATAAAGATTATTTTATACTAATAGCATCTTTAATAAGCTTTACAACTGCTATATGTGTTTCATTAATTACATTAATTGGGAATATATATAGTAATAGACAAAAGTATAGTAACGATTATGCTCATAAAATTATTGATAGACGATTAGATACTTACGAGTTAATTGAACAAGTTCTAGCTAAGTTAAATCAGTCAAAAAGTACAAATGATCATAAACGAATATTTGTATTTTTGGAAAAGGTTGATGAAATCGATAATCTTTTGAAGGATATTGAAAATATCTATAAAAGGGAGCTATGGATAAGTGTTAATATTCATCATATTTTATGTAGAATCAATAGGTTTTTAGTATATTATAAAGAGTCTATTAAAAAGAATGATATGAGGTATATAAATATATATTTTCAAGAATTTATTAATGATACTAGAAAACCAGCTATTACGGAAGAATATATAAAGTTAAAGAATGTTAAAGGCGCTATTAATCAGTACGAAGTAGCATTAAGTTTAGATTCAGAATATAGTCAGTTGATAAATATGTTGTATCATCAGATTAATGATGATTTAATTAGAATGGAAGATGTTAGTAAATTTTTAAAGGGGAAAAATTCTAAGTCTAGTTTTATAAAAAATTTTTTCTAATTGTAAGTATTGATTATAATCATAAACTTTAGAGACGCAGTCATTTGACCGCGTCTTTTTTGTTGAGAAAAAGTGGTGATTCTATTGACAGATGTGTATTGTGAAAAGAGGCGATGCCTTAACAATGTGAAAGGTTGGTGTAAGGCCAATGGAATTCATATAGATCATATGTGTAAATCGTATGTACCGTCACATTCGTTAGTAAAAACAAAAACCGCAAAGGTTCATAAGGAGTGCGGCAAATATAAGCAAAATAAAGGTGTATTGAAGTAGCTAGGAGGTGAGATAGTGGCTGCATTAAAAAATAAACGACATGAAAAGTTTTGTCACGAGTATATCAAGGATATGAATGCGACGCAGGCTGCTATTCGCACTGGTTATTCTAAGAATACAGCTAATAGAATAGGTAGTCGCTTGTTGTCAAATGTTGACATAAAATCAAGGGTTGCTGAGTTGCGAGAGGCTTATTTAGACGAAAACATCATGACAGCCAAACAAGTTGAGTACGAGTTAACAAGAATTGCTCTAGGACTTTCAAATGAAAAGCAAGTCGTTATTGAGGGGACTGGGGAAGGTTGTTCTGAAGCACGTATCATTGATAAACCGCCTGATGAGCGCTCTAGGTTAAAAGCACTAGAACTCATGGCCAAGCGACATCGAATTCTTAGCGGTGATACTACGATTGATGTGCAACCAGTTATCATCGTAGGTGGTGATGATATTGCCGACTAACAAAGTGTACTTACCTGATATCGTAGGCAAGGGGTACGGTGCTTTTTGGCGGTTCAAAGGCCGTTATAAAGTAGTAAAAGGCAGTCGTGCCAGTAAGAAGTCCTCCACGCAGTCTCTAAAAGTTATTATGGAGATAATGGAGAATCCTTGCGTTAATTGGCTGGTGGTTCGTAAGACAGAACGGACTTTGCGTGACAGTTGTTTCGCGCAGCTTAAATGGGCCATGCGCCAGTTGAAGGTGGAGCGGTACTTTAAATGTTCCGTATCTCCTCTCGAAATAACATACATACCGACAGGGCAAAAGATTCTCTTTAGAGGTCTTGATGATCCATTAAAAGTAACATCCATTACGGTTGAAGTTGGAGCTCTGTGTAGGCTCTGGATTGAAGAAGCTTACGAGATTATGAGCGAAGATGCATTCAACAGATTGGATGAATCTATTCGTGGTCAGTTGCCTAATGGGATGTATCACCAGGTGGTCTTAACATTTAATCCGTGGTCAGATAGGCACTGGTTAAAGAAACGCTTCTTTGATGAGCCTAGCGAAAATGTATTAGCCTTAACTACTAACTATATGTGTAATGAGTTCCTGGGCGAATCAGACTTAGCACTGTTTGAGGAAATGAAAAAGAATCCTAAGCGGTATAAAGTAGCCGGCTTGGGTGAGTGGGGTGTAGTTGATGGTCTTGTATATGAAAACTGGAAGGAACAAGATTTCAGTATTGATGAAGTACGCAAGTTACAAGGGGTAAAAGCCATATTTGGCTTGGATTTTGGTTATACTACAGACCCGACAGCTCTCTTTTGTGGTGTCGTTGATGCTGCAGAACGTCGACTATATGTATTTGATGAACTCTATGAACGAGCTCTTACTAACAGAGCAATAGCTGAACGAGTACAACGTTTGGGATATGCAAAAGAAGCTATCATTGCTGATTGTGCCGAGCCTAAAAGTATAACAGAGTTGAGAGAATTTGGATTGACTCGAGCTCGAGCATCTAAAAAAGGTGCGGATAGTATTCTGAATGGTGTGCAGCGCATCCAGGACTATGAAATTATAGTACACCCTAGATGTGTTAATTTCCTTACTGAGATTAGCCAGTATCAATGGGGGAAAGATAGATTTGGTAAGTATACTGGCAAGCCTGAAGATGATAATAACCATTTAATGGATGCTATGAGGTATGCATTTGAGAAATTTGCCGTGGTTAAAACAGGCCAAGTTGATATTTATTAGGAGGCTTATATATATGGCTGTTATGTCAAATCCAAGAGATAGCGAATACGAATTACTGCATGACGCTTATTATGGCACAGGCATGTTCGCTAATGGTGGTGCATTACCTAAATATTCTCGTGAAAGCTCACAGAATTATAAGTACCGCCAAAAACTTTCATATTATTTGAACCATACAGGGCCGATACTCAATGCGAGTGTCGACCCTATTTTTAAAGATGAAATATCACGCGACTACAATAAAAGCGAACTTTTTGCTTCATTCTTGGAGAACGTAGACCGATTAGGAACGTCGCTCCAAGAATTTATGCGCTTTAACGCAACGCAAGCAAAATTGTATGGTGTTATGTATATCATTGTCGATAACGTAACAGAGTTTGGTGAAACAATGGCCGATGTAATATCTAAGCGTCAGTTTCCTTATCTATACGCCGTTGAGCCGAAGTGCGTATATAATTGGCGGATTAGCGATGCAGGCGAACTGGAATTATTTGCGTACACATCTCAAGTGTTCGATGAGGAAGGTAATGAAAAAACACAGTTCCATGAATGGACAAAAACATCATGGGTAACAAAAGATGAAAATAGCAAAGTGATTGCACAAGGTGAGCATAATATCGGTAGAATACCTGTCGTTCAATGGTTTGGACGTAGCTCAAAGAAAACAGATATATTGCCACCTCCTGAATTTCTATCTATCGCGAGAACTAATCACCAAATATATCATCAATGCTCATTGTTATCGCAAATATTAAGCATGCAAACGTTTAGTATTTTGACATTGCCTGATAACGGTCAAAATATTGGTGATATTACACTTGGTACAAATAACGTGCTAATGTATCCGGCCGAATCAGGGCATGCTCCTGCGTTTATTGCACCGGATATTGGACCAGCACAAATTCTGATACAAACAATTAAAACCCTTACAGACGATATGTACCGTTTGTCAGGAATTAACTCAGTAATAGGTGTGCAAGAGTCAAAAAGCGGTGTAGCTAAGCAATGGGATTTTGAACGAACCAACCAACGGCTGGCTGACTTCTCCGTACAGTGTGAAAACGCAGAATATGACATCATTGATTTATATGAATTGTGGACCGGTGAAAATATCGGTTATAAATGTGATTATCCTCGCAATTTTAAAATTAATGACGTAGCCGATGTTATCGCTCAATCTCAATCTGTACTCGATTTAAACCTCGGCAGTAATACTTTGAAAGTCGAAACAGGCAAAAAAGTATTAGACAGTTATGTACCTAACCTTGAGTCTAAAGAGTACGACAAAATTATTGATGAAATTGAAGAAGCTGTTCAACGACAAGAACAGGATCTTGCATATCATGATGATGAAGGGAACGAAGTAGATGAGGACGCAGAAGGAGATAGACAAGGCGATAACCAACTTCGAGGCAGAGATAAAGAAACTCCTTGAATTAGGTTATAGTCCTAAACAAGCTGTTAAAAAGGCTTATGAGGCATATCCTGTTATGCAATTAATGAAGCCTACGTTACAGGCTGATTTGACGAACTCATTCATAGCTGGGTATGGCAATGATGTTCCGTATAGTACTAAAAGTATTTCAATAGCAATGGCTGAAAGCTGGGCGGCTGATAACTTAACATTATCTAGTCGCCTTTATGGTCGTTCTAAGGCTATTAAGCAAAGCGTGGCTGATACTTTGACGCAAGCGTTTAAAACAAATAAAGCTGTACGAGATACTGCAAAGTCAATCTTCGATGGGTATGGCAATGGTGGTATTATTCCAGAAGCCTCGCTACCTAAATTTATTAATGATCTTACGAAACTCAATATAACTGGTAGTAATACACCGGAAGCTAAACAACTACAACGCAAGGTGCTGCGTAGTGTTCGTGATAAAGTATCAAGGCTCACTACTCCAGGCGTTAGGGCTGCATATACTGAATTAACCCATGCTATTGATAAGGGGAACGAGGAACGTATCAATAAAGCACTGGAAACTGCTGTTCAAGAAAAAACACGTTATAATGCTGAACGTATAGCGAGAACAGAGAATGCGAGGGCTTATGCTGACGGTCAAGTAAATAGGTACATGAACGATGATGATATCGTAGCCTATAAATGGCGGTTAGCTGCAAGGCACCCTCGCTTTGATATTTGCGACTTTTATGCTAATGCTGATTTATACGGACTTGGCAAAGGTGTATATCCTAAAGATAAATTACCAACATTGCCTGCTCACCCTCATTGTATGTGCCATATTCAACCATTAACAGAGTTAGATATTCAAGAGAATAAGCAGCACGAGGGAATAAATCAAGCTGGCTTGGATTATATTCAAACACTAACTAAACCAAATCAGGAAGTTTTACTCGGTGTAAATGGTCGAAATACTGTATTGAGTGGCAAAGGGTCTTGGCAAGACTTTGCAAGAGGCTGGACGTCTGATATATTCAATGCAAGGGTTCCTGCTATGTTACAGGAAATGCCTAAACATACTGTAAAACTACACCCACCGAAGGGTAGTCATATAAACTCAGATTATATTATTGATACTAAAGTTATAAACAACAAAGCGTATCGTGATAAATATAATGAACTTGGTTACTCAAAAGATATAACTAGACTAATATTTTCAGAATGTATAGCATGCTTAAATGCTGCAAATGGCTACAATCGAGAACGTGGCATAATGATTGACTTGGCAACAAAAACAACTGGTAAGGAAAATATCGGCAAAATAGGTTCAGACAACGTAGGCATTTATTATCCTAATAACGATAAAACACCTACAAATCAGTATGTAGTAATACACAATCACCCTAAGAACATCACTTTTTCTGTTACTGATATTAAAAGTTATCTAACAAATAAATGTGTACATAGTGCTGTATTAGTGGACGGTTTAGGAAATGTATATCAAATCAAAAATATTAACAAAAATATTGACTTGCATGAGGTTGTAAAGTACGCTGACAGTATGTATAATATGTATAAACAACATGATACGACATATAATGCAATGAGAACTGTCATTGCAGATTTGGTAAGAAAGGGGGTATTTGAATATGAAGAAAAATAAAGTTCCTATGATGATTATTGATGATAGTCAGTATAAAGACGAGCCTGTAAACAGAAATCCTAATTCGACTATCATAAAAATGACGCCTGAAATTCAAAAAGAAAAGGATAAAATAGAAAAGAAATACAAATTTTAAGCACATACATAGTTGTATGTGCTTTTTGTTTACGCCCTTTCATGTGTGATGATTGGGCGTATTTTTATTGGTGCAATTAGGCGGAGGCCTGTTGCGCCTTTTTTATTTTCATGTATTTACGGAGGTTTACACATGAACATTGCAGAAGTTTATCAAGCACTCGAACAATTGGAAAATGGCAAGGATCTTATCGACGCTATTAAAGGTGAGACATCTCGCCTCAATAACGAAGCTAAGACAACACGAGAAAAGCTACAAGGTCAAATTACTACGTTAACCGGTGAACGTGATACGCTTTCAACTCGTGTTAGTGAATTAGAAGAACAAGCAGGGGCTGGTTCTAACTCGCCAGAGTACAAACAGCTTGAAAAGCAATTAAAAGCTATGAGCGACAAGTTCGAGCAAGCTGAAACTAAGGCAAAAGAAGCAGAAGCCAAACGAATTCAATCTGAAATTATGGCACAAACATTGGACGCTTTCACAAAGGCTAATGCGGTTGATCCGCAGGAGTTTGCACGATTAGTTGCCAATGACATTAAAGTGCAGGACGATGGCACTTATGGCTATCAAAAAGAAGATGGCACTATCGGTACTATTCAAGACCGCACCGCAGAATGGTTGCAAGGTAAATCTTGGGCCGTTAAAGCGACTGGCAATCCAGGTAGCGGACAAGGTGGTACAGGTGGCAATGGTCCTGATGCAATTAAGGCTGAATTCGCTAAGGCTGTAGGCATTGAAATGTAATTATTTAATTATTGGAGGTCAATTACATGGCAGTTAATACATTACAATACTCTCAACAATTTCAAACTGTACTCGACCAACAAATGTTAGTTGGTTCCACTACTGGCTTTATGGAAGTTAACGCAGGTCAAGTCAAATACGATGGCGGTGATACTGTTCATATTCCTGAAATTAGCATGCAAGGTATGGCGAAATATGATCGCGATGAAGGCTTCAATCGTGGTTCCGTTACTTTGAAATTTAACCCTTACAAAATGACACAAGACCGTGGCCGTACATTCTCTCTCGACTCCATGGACGTAAACGAAACAAACTTCGTTGCAACTGCTGGCACTGTAATGGGTGAATTCCAACGTACACAAGTTATTCCTGAAATTGATAGCTATCGCTATTCCAAAATTGCTGCATTAGCAACTACAGAAAATAAAGTAACAACTGGTTATACACCTGCTGTTACTGATATTCTCGATAAATTGGACGCAGAAATTACAGACATTCAAGACGTAATCGGTGAAGATGAAGCACTTATCATCTGTATGTCTACTAAGTTACGTTCTATCTTAAATAATGCAGATAAATTCCATAAATATTTGGACGTAGCTCAATTTAAAGCTGGTGCAATTAACACTAAAGTTCGTTCTTTTAATGACATTCCTATTCTTGGTGTGCCGTCCTCTCGTTTGAAAACACAATACGTGTTTAACGACGGTAAAACTTCCGGTCAAGAGGCTGGCGGTTTTAAAGCTGATACAGCAGCCAAAGAAATTAACTGGATTATCATGCCTCAACGTGCACCAATTGCTGTATCTAAGACAGATAAAGTACGTGTATTTACTCCGGACATTAACCAAAAAGCAGACGCTTGGAAAATCGACTATCGTAAATACCATGACTTATGGATTCCTAAAAATCGATTGGCTGCAATTCATGTTAACGTTGGTGCGTAAGGTAGGTGGATAATATGGCACGTCTTGTACGATTAAACGAAGTACAATATGTAAGCAAAGAATATGATATTAAACGCTTGCAAGATGAAGGCTTTATGATTGAAGAATTGGAGCCTGTCAAAGATGATGATAAGTCAAAACGTAGCGGTAAAAAGCCCAATAAAGAGGAGTAATCATGTTACCTAAAGAGGTGTTCGAACGACGGCTCAGACAAGCTGTTAAGTCGAGCACCTTTATGGTGCAAAATGAAGCACAACAAAAGCATGATTTTATAACTCGTACCGCTCAATTGGAAAGGGCTGTCGATACAAAATTTAGTTTTGATAATGGCAATAATATTGGGGTGGTGTACATTGACAATCAGGTAGCACCTTATGGAATATTCGTTCATCAAGGTACAAAACCTCATGTTATTAAGCCTAAAACTAAACGTGCATTGCGTTGGGTTCCAATGGCTGGCAATAGCTTTTTCTTTGCGAAGGAAGTTCACCACCCAGGAACTAAATCCGACCCATTCTTATATGAAGCGTTGGAAAGAAAACGTAATGATGTATTTGATACTTTTTCAAAAGCCACTGGGCTTGCTATTAATGATCTATCGAATAGCGATTGGCTTGGTGATAAAGAAAAAGAAATTCGAATAGATATTTAGAGGTGTAACAATGCTATATGAATACGAAGAAATGCAGTTCACCGATGAGCTGTTAGGCAAAGAGGTTCTACCTCAACATGTAGAACGTGCAGAAAAAGCATTATATGCCTTTGCAAAACGTCTTGGCGTATTAGAGGGCGATATCATAAGAAGTTATCTAGTCGATGAATTAGTGCAACTATATATATATCGTTTTGTGTGCGTTGACAAGGCTTATGCGTTACCAGGTGCATATACTCGCGACGGCTCAACCGATGATTTTTACAGCAAAAAACTGCAATATATCGATGAACGTATCACAATGTGCGAAAAGCAAATTACACCGGAAGAGTTAACAGGCGACCCTACTAAATATGCTAGGTATCGAACTGTAGAAATTTTCAGGGGGTAATATGTGGCTCGAACTCATGCAACATATCAAACATGTAATTGATAGCCACGGAACAGGCTTTAATGTTATTCTTGGGGCTATGAGGCCACAAGCTGCAAATATCGATGCGAATGGCGTAATTATGGTGATTAGGGGAGAAACAACGCCGGGAGATAATGCCATTCAATCTGAGTTGCAACAAGAGTTATACATTGAAGTATGGGGGCGGAATGACGACCCTGATATGAACGTAGGTTATGAAGTTATCGCTAAGTTCGAGGATACTTTCGAGGCGATTATGAATAATCTTCGTAATTCATGTGGCAGATTAGTTCCGGAAGCATGTATCTTGCAAGATAGCGGTTATCAAATCATTGATATTAAATGTACAAGTAAAGTAGGCGACCATGATTCAGTACGGCCATTGATTGGCACACAGTACAGGTTTGTGGTTCGCCTTATTAATTTAAATGAAGAAACAAACGGAGGTATCTACTAATGCCAGCTCAACCAGCTACAGCAAAAAAACTTTATAAACCGCAACAGGCTGCAATGCCTACTGCCGGTAAAAATTATTTGGTTTATGTTAATGTTGGCACCGACGAAACAACAGGTGCTGAATGGCTTTTATTAGGCGGACAACGTACAAGTGATGTATCTCGTAAAGCGGATAGCATCGACGCATCTCATAAAGGCACTAAGGGTTGGAAGGCTACAATCCCAGGCCTTAAAGAGTGGTCCATCGACCTTGAAACATTGCTTATGCCTAACGAAGAATCATTGCAATTGTTAGACCAAGCGTTCTTGAACGATGATCTTATCAACATTAAGATTGAATATCCTAACAAAGCCTATATGACAGGTATTTGCTCCATTACAGAATTGTCTATGAACACACCACATGACGATGTGGCAACGTATAAAGGCAGTTTAAATGGCGTAGGTCCATTGTCCGAATTAAAACAACCATAATTTATATTTGATATAAGGAGTGCGCACTCATGAAAAAAATCACATGTGATGTATTTAATACTGGCGAAACAATTTATTTTACGATTGGTCGAATTGCTGAACTTGAACAGCTATGGGGTGAACCTATTTTTAAGGCAGTTCAAGCTGGGGTAATGACATTCCAACAATTAATCACTGCATTTGTTGTCGGAATGAAGCACGAAGGTCGTAAACGCGATTATATTTACTACCAAGAAAAGCTACAACAATTATTCGATGAAGGCGAGGTTCAATATTTAGACCTTGTACAGTTAATTGTAAAAGCATTAATCGGTAGTGGTGTCTTTGGTAAGGCTGCGTACTATGCATCATTTCCTGAAGAAGCTGACGAAAAAGCACAATCCGAAGTAGATGCAGAGGAAGCAGAAACAAAAAACTAGAAGGGGGCTATACGGCCCCCTCTTTTAATTTATGGATAACAAAGGCCGAGCGTACGGCGTATGGTCCACTCAATTTGAAGCCTTGGGAGTTTATGAAATTAAGCCCTATGGAATATTACAAACTGGTGGAAGGGTACGAATTGCGAATGGAAATTGAGGACCGGAGACAGGCTTATTTTACATGTATAATGACAAACGTTCATATTGCTGGTAATAAGCGATTGAAAGTCGAGGATATCATGAAGCAATTACACCCTATGACGTTGGCACAACGCAAAACGGAAGAAAAGTTATTCATGGAAGAATTTAGACAGGCGGGAGGTGAGATATAAGAAAATGGCAGATTCACAAATCAATGTACGCATAGTTGGTTCATCTAGTGGTGCGGAACAAGCACTTGATAGGGTGGCTAAGAAAGCGGAAAATGCACTAGGAAAAGACGTTACTGCTTCGATGGAGGCTGTTAAAAGCAAAGCGCAGAAGATCTTCGGTATAGAAATTCCTAGTATCATGAACGCTGCCAAAAGTGGTGCTGCATTTGGTGCTGCAGCAATAGGTATTGAAGCTGCAGGGCGAGCCATGAAAGATATGGCAGTTAGTGCTGTTCAAACCACCGACCAACTTACACAAATTAGGGCACGTATCAATCTAATTAATGACGGCAGTCAGTCTATTGCTGAAATTATGGACAAGATTTATAGTGCAGCTAACCGTTCTCGTGGTAGCTATTTAGATATGGCCGATAGTGTTGCTAAGTTGAATATGCTTGCAAAAGACGCTTTTTCATCTAACGACGAAGCAATCTATTTTGTTGAACAGTTAAATAAGCAATTCAAAATCTCAGGTGCTAGCGTTGAAGAAACAACATCAGCTATGTACCAGTTAACGCAAGCAATGGCAGCTGGTAAGCTACAAGGGGACGAATTCCACTCAATTATGGAAAACGCTCCGATGTTGGCACAATCTATTGCCAGTGAAATGGGCTTGACTGTAGGTCAATTGAAGGAAATGAGTTCGCAAGGGCTCATTACTGCTGACATTATCAAGGAAGCCCTATTCAATAGTGCAGAAGAAACAAACGCTAAGTTTGCAGAAATTCCTATGACGTTCCAAGATATAGGAACGCAAGTTCAGAACGAATTAATAGCTGCATTTCAGCCAGCTATGGAAGAAATAAGCAACATGACAAGTTCAGGTGTATTAAACGATGCACTTGCTGGGTTGTCTATTGCCTTTCGTTTGGTTGGCACTGCTGCACAAGCAGCCATTATTACTGTAAGGGGTGCATTTAGTGCGTTATCAGTTGTAATTGGTACAGCTAAGAATATTGTTACGAGCTTTGCGAACCTGTTTAGAACAGCCATGCCAGGAGTTGCTACTGCTATTGTAGGTGTTACAACTGCATTTATTACTTATAAAGCGACAGTCGCATTATGTAGCGCTCAAACTGCTGCATTGACTGTAAAAACTGTAGCGTTAAAAACTGCACAAGTCGCCTCTGCGATTGCAACTAGGTCTTATGCGTTAGCAATGACTGTTGTTAAAGTGGCAATTCAAGGCACTATCTTATCGATAGGCGCATTGACTTTGGGGACAACTGTCCTCAAATCATTATTTCTAGCATTAAGAAGTAGTACATTAGCTGCGGCTACTGCTCAGCGTGTATTAAATGTTGTAATGAAGGCGAACCCAGTCGGAATATTAATATCCGTTATAATGACTTTGGTCGGCGTGTTTGCGACTGCATCTGCTGCGTCTAATGGGTTCGGTAATACGTTAAGCTCTGTATTTTCAACTATTGTGCACACCGCTGTTTGGGGTGTGAATAAAATTATAGAAGGGCTTAACTGGTTAATTGCAAAACTTAATAGCGTAGGCGATAAAGTAGCAAAATTTTTTGGTACATCTTTTACCGCTATTCAACAAGTTGATACAATCAGTGCTGAAACAGCACAAGATATTGTAAATACTGGCGTTAATATGGCTTCACAAATAACACAAGGGTTATCCGGTGGCGGTGATACAGGCCTAGACGTTGGCGGTGGTGGCGGAGATGATGGCGGTTCCGCTGGTACCGGTAAAGGTGGAAAAGGTGGCGGAGGTGGTAAAGGCCACTCCGGAAAGGATCTTGCAAAAGAGGCCAAAGAGGTCCACGAAAAAATCTTGCAATCATTCTTGGAAATGCAAGGCAATCAAGTCGAACTAATCGAATTGCAATACAAAAAGGAACTCGATGAGCTCAATAAATCAAAGAGTGCTAACGTTAATTATCAAGAAGATTTAAAGAACCTTAACGATGTTTATGCGGATAAACGTATCAAGGCTAAGCAAGAGGAATTTACAAAACTTCGAGCTATTGAAACTGGTATTCGTGATATGCAACAAGATTTTGCGTTTAAAACTTCAAGTAAAGATAGTACAGGCAGTGTATCTCCTGCCGTGCAGTTGGCAACAGATTATGCCAACGCCATTGACGAAATCGAGGACCGTTATGCAGAAATGGTCGATAAGTTCATGAAAATGGACAAAATGGAGCAACAACATCATATTGATCTGTTAAAACAACGAGGTGTTGAATTCGAAATGAGTGCTGACGGACAAATTTCCTACGAGAAAATGAAAAACGAGGAGTTGTTAGCGGCACAAGATGAGTATGCTAAAAAGACTTTGCAACAACATATTGAGTTGGCAAACGAGAAATATGCTATTGATGAGGCTATGCGTACTCAAAACTTTGAGGCACTTCAAGCTGCATTAAGTGATGAATATATTGCAGAGCAACAACACTATGATTCAAAAAAACAGCTCCTTGAAGAGTGGAAACAAGCCACAGTCGATGCTCATTGGAATGGACAGCAACTATTATTTGACGCTTTAAATGCTGGTATAGATAGCATGCAAAGTGGCATTTCTGGTCTTATTCAAGGCACTACCACTTTAATGAGTGCTATTCAAAATATTGGTAAAGCTATTTTAAAGACTGTTGCAGATTTTATCGCAAGTTGGATAGCAGCTATGGTTAAAAAAGCCGTATTTGGTAAGATGATACAATCGCAAGAAGCTGCAACTGGTATTGCTACAGCTAACGCTCAATACCCAGCATGGGCTGCCTTAGCTCAACAAGTATCTATGGCAACAGGTGGCGCTAGTGCTATCGCTGGTATGGCTGCATGGAGTGCTAGCACGGCAGCTGGTGCAGCTCAAACAGCTACACAAAGTACGTTCTCCGGTATGTTTAATTCCGGTTCAAGTGGATTCAGTAGTAATCTATCTTTACCTAAACTGGCAAGCGGTGGTGTGGCTTATGGCTCAACTTATGCTGAGATTGGCGAAGGTAAGTATAAAGAAGCCGTATTACCTTTGAGCGAAAGTACATACGATGAAATTGGTGGCGGTATAGCTCGTGCCAATGGTGGCGGTGCTGGTAGTATTACGTTTAACGTATCTGCTATGGACGCTCAATCGTTTGGAACATGGCTCGAAAACTCCGCAGGACGCTCGCTAAGACAGTTTTTAGTTAACCAGGATAGGGAATTTATAGCAACGGAGGGGACGTGGTAAAATGGCAGATTTAATTAAATTTCCTGATATCAAATCCCTTGCGTGGAAGTCTACGAAGGCTCAAAAATGGGATACTAAAATAAAGCGTACTGGGAGTGGTCGAGTGCGTACCATGACAACGTGGCAGTATCCGCAATATACAATTACTACTGAATTTGCAATATTAACTCCAGAGGAGCATAAGCAAATCATGGGGTTCTATGCAAAAGTAAAAGGCGGTACAGTTCCTTTTCTTTGGTTAGATCCAGAAGATTTTGAGGAAAAGGGCGTTCGTTTAGGTACTGGGGCTCAATCTGAATGGCAAGCAGTTCGTTTGTATGGTGATTTCAGGGAACCGGTAGCACATATCGAAAACCTAAAATTATATGCTAATGGGACGCCGATAAATGCTGTATCTGATAAGGGCGTAATTAGGTTAGCGCAAGGGGTAACAGTAGCGCCGACTGCGATTATTACTGCTGACTATACATATTATTGGAAGGTCATGTTCAGTGGTGATTATACAGACGAGATTATTTATAAAGATATATTCAAGTCTAAGTCTTTTAAATTGGTAACAGTGAGGTGAGTAAATGAAGGAAGTCGGACAGATTTTAAGCAATCATTTAAGCACATCTCAATCATTCTTGTCATGTGATTTATACGAGCTAAAACTAAAAAGCGGAATCAGCTATTACTGGGCCGATACTGATGCAGATGTAAATTATGGGGGCCACACTTATAAAGGTGATGGCCCTATTATTACGCGTGAAAAAATAGCTACGAACAGTACAGTTAGTGTTGATAAATTAAGCGTAACCATTACTGCTAGTCAAAACGACCAAATTGGTGGTGTGCCTGTATTGGAAGTCGCTCATAATGGTGGGTTAGATGGCGCAACGCTTGATCTTCGCCGTGCATTTTTTGACGATGCTGGCAAGGTGATTGAGTGCATTGACCTATTCCATGGAATTTGCGAAGTAACACAGGGCGGTGGCTTTATATTGAAGATTAGTGCAAAGTCAGTTGTTCAAAAGCTCAATATCGAATATCCGAACAGAAGATATTATCCTCAATGCCCTTATAGTATTTACTCGAAGGAGTGCGGTGTCGATATTAAGGCTTATCGCAAGAAAGCAAAAGTAACGGCTGTTACTGGTACCAATACCGTGCAAATCGATATACCATTTGAGGACGACTATTATACAGCAGGTGGAATGGAATGGATAAGCGGACCATTAGCAGGGCAAGCAACGCAAATTATGGATAGTAAAAATAGCACTATTATTTATATGAGTGCAACTAACACATCACCTCGTATTGGTGACGTAGCATATATCTATCCAGGGTGCGATAAAACACCGACTACTTGTAAGAATAAATTCAATAATTTTAGTCGGAATAGGGCAACACCTTATGTTCCTTTAAAGGAGACGATACGATGAAATTAACAACAGGTGAACGTATAGCAAACTCTGCATGTGAATGGCTAGGCACTCCGTATCAAAATAACACTATGGTGAAAGGTAAAGGGGTAGACTGCTCATATTTATTAGTGGCTGCAGTTGTTGATAGTGGCCTAATGAATATCGCAGATTTCAATATCGAAAACTATTCCAATGAATGGCATTTACATCGTTCAGAAGAAAAGTACCTAAAGTATGTCAAGCAAGTAGCAGACGAGGTGCCTTTTGATGATCTTCGTATCGGTGATTTCTTACTATACCAATATGGCCGATGCATTTCTCACGGTGCCATTTATATTGGTAACAATTTAGTAATTCATGCTTTCGTTGACTTGGGCGTTATTCTATCATCGATTGACGATGTATTATTTTATGACGCAAAAGGGAAAAGTCGCTTACGTGCGGTATATCGTTTCAGGAAAGGTGGTAAATAATGGGCTTTTTATTTAATCGTGGTAAAAATACCACTAATCGAGCCGATATGATTGCTGATTTTCAAATCAACAGTGCTTCATATGGTGAGGTAGTGCCTGAAGTATTAGGAACTACACGATTGAGTGGCAATATTATTTACTACGACGATTTTACACCTCATGAACATCGCAGTACGACAAGAACTGGTAAGGGTGGCGGTTCAAAGCATACAGAAATTACATACACTTATACAGTAGCGGCAGCTATCGCATTATGTGAGGGGCCTATTGCTGGCATTGGCAAGGTATGGCGAGATAAGGAAATATATACCTATCCGAGTGAAAAAATCGAACTGACGGCATATAATGGCGATTATGGGCAAACTCCATGGCCTTATGTTTTATCAAAGCACCCTGAAAAGGCATTGCCTTATAGTGGCTTGGCATATATGGCTGGGGTGGTAGATTTAGGGGAACGAGGTAGTCTACCTCAATTTAATTTTGAAATTAGAGGAAAGCTATTAGATACTGGCGACGGTATCGATGTAAACCCAGCCGATTATATTGTGCATGTGTTAAAGTCTATCGGCATTGACGATGTAAGCATAGACGGATTAGACAATTATCGAGCTTATTGCAAAGCAGCTGATATTCTAATTAGTACACCTCCGGACAGTAAAAGCTCAAAAGCTCAAAATGTTATTAATGATATAGCTGAAATTACAAATAGTCTTGTATTTTGGAGCACAGACCGTTTAAAAATTGTACCATTAGCCGATAAGCCTATTGGCGATTGGTCGCCAGCTAATCAAATTCAATATAACTTAACAGCAGATGATCTTATTCCGGCTAGTGATGGACAACTTATTGTATATAAGCGAAAAGATAGCTCGGAAACGTATAATCAGGCAACAGTTGAGTTTATTAATCGTGCCAATAGTTATGAAAAAGAAACGGTATCATTCGAGGTGGTAGCAGATGTGCAAAAGAATGGCCTCAAACCAGCCTCTAAAAAGTCGGCTCATTACCTATATACTAAGGCAAGGGCTCAATATTATGCTGAACAGCTGGCTATGAAACGGCTATATGCAAAGAATCAATATACATTCCATCTCGATTGGGCGTTTTGTAGATTGGAACCAGGCGACCTAGTAACAATCACAGATGAGTTATGCGGATTGCGTGAGCAAATCGTTGTTATTACGTCCGTTTCCGAAGCTGCAGATGGACAACTAGAAATTACAGCAGAAGGTAAGCCTCCAGGAACGTATGCACCAGCAAAGTATAACGTTCATGAAAATGAACGACCTTTTATTGATTATAATGTGCCTGCTCCAAGTGTAAATGACGTGGCTATTATTCAAACGCCAGGTGATGTAGGGGGCAATGAATTATATATCGGTGTTAATTCAGAGCCTAATTGGGGTGGCTGTTCTATATGGTTGTCGGACAATAACGAAAACTATAAACGAATTGGCAATATCTCACAACAGGCTCGAATGGGTAGGCTAAAGACAAACCTAACACAAGGAAGCAACACCGCTAATGTGATAATCAATCAAGGAGCATTAAAAGGTGGCAGTCATGTTGATGCTGAACGAGCCAACACTCTATGCTGGGTTGACGGTGAGTGCCTATCTTATGAAACAGCTCAATTGCAGCTTAATGGCGATTATGCTTTGGGTGGTATTATACGCGGTCAGTATGGAACCAACGATACAACGCACAATGCTGGTGCTAGGTTCGTAAGAGTTGACGAGGCTTTATATCATGCTCCATATCGTAAAGAGGATATCGGAAAGCAGGTATATTTTAAGTTTACGTCATTCAATATGTATGGATCTAACGAACAAGGGCTAGATGAGGTGCAAGCATACCCATATACAATCACACCATACTATATTCCGGAAGTAAGCGATTTAGCATTATTTACTAAATATTACGAAATTGGCGATGGTGTATTGTCATTTGATGTAGTGGCTGCATTTACTCAACCAGCTATTAATACATTTGATACTGTCGAAGCATGGTATCGTGAAGGCACTAACGAATGGAAGTATGGCGGTAATGGTGATAATCAAATCGTTATTAGTGGCTGTGAATTAGGCCATACATATGAAGTGCGATTAAAGGTAAAGGACCGCCATGGAAACTACTCACAAGGCATTATCAAATCTGTATTAGTTGAGCTCAAATCAGAAGTGCCTAATACTCCGCAAGGGCTGGGCGTTTCGTTTGGTGATGTTGCCACCTTTAATTGGTTAGAAGTGCGTAACGCTGATATTGATTTTTACGAGTTGCGATATGATCTGTACCCAGGTCAAGAGTATGGGCTAATTGGTAAAAGCAATAATACTACTTTAAGCACTCTATTAACAGAACGGAGTGCAAAAGTATATTTATATGCTCATAACCCTACAAAGGGATATAGCGCTCCGGCAGAATTGACATATAACGTACCTATTCCACCTAAACCATCTACTATCAAAATAGTTAGTTTGATTAATGGTATCGGTATTACTACTGATAATATCAAGTTAGGTTGTAAAGGGGTTAATATTTACGTTGACGGTACTAGGTATTTCTTTACAACAAATGTAGCAACAATACCATTGGAAAGTGGCGTTCATACAGTACAGGTTGCATTTGTTGATCTATTCGGAGAAGGTCCTAGAAGCGATGAACAACTAGCTACCATCAAAGCTAAAATCGACAAGTCATTACTCGATATGGAAAGTCTAGGCCTAGAGGGCATAGATAAAGCAGTAAATGACTTAAAAGGCGAAGTCGGAACAGTCAAGACCGCCGTTAATGGTATGGATAGCAAGATAATCGACCTTGGCAATGCGTATCAGCGCACTTTGAGTGATTATCAGCATAATGTAAACTCACAAATCACGCAGATTTCAAGCGGTATTGATTTAAAAGTAACGCAAGCTATTAATAATATTGATGGCGCGGAACTGGTGAGCCGTATCAATTTAAGCCCAGCAGGGACACGCATAGACGGCAAATTATTGCATGTTACTGGGGACGCATTATTTGATAAGAACATCATTACCGAGGGCATGATACAGGCTAAGGCCGTTACCGCCGATAAAATGCAAGTTGATAGTCTATCATCTATCACGGCAACAATTGGCACATTGCGAACTAAAACGAGTGGCGCAAGGGTTGAAATTAGCGATAATCTTATTGAAGTGTATGACGATGACAATCAATTGCGAGTGAGGTTAGGCGTATGGGAATAATTACATTTTTCAAGAAGTTATTTAAGCGATTATTTAAGCATGGGGGTGAAAATAACATGCCAGCTGGATTACAAGTATTTAATAAGAACGGCGTTCAAATTGTTAGCTTAACGGATAGACTCACAAAAGTATCTGGCGTTAAACGTTTTGACGTGATTGAGGAAAGCGGTAGCGCTACAGTCGAATTGAGCAAAGGTCAGCATATATGGTATTACTTAAATTCGTATGCAGGCGATAATGACGACCTTTTGTATGGATTCGGGCCTAGTTACAATATTATTGTTGAGGGTGGTAAAATTTCGTGGAATTTAAAAGCGCCTAATAACGTCAATAAACCTTGTAAAGTAGCATTAATCTATGGGGTGATGTAATATGAAACATTTTGAAAGTCATAATAATGACAGCATAGTAACAATTAACGATACAGATAGTTGCTTATATTTGAAATACAAAATAAGCCTAAAGGATATACCTATTAAGCAGTCGGCTGAGGTGGCACGTAATATATATTATGGATATAATGGCGACGGAATTACCTACGGCGTTCAGAGGACACCAAACGGGGATATATACCACGCTTATTTATACATTCCAATCTTGCAGCGACAAGCTAACGAGCAATATGTATATGCTATGAGTACGAACATGCCTATCAAGGACATTGAACTTGCAGAAACAAGAAATAAGAACCACCCTACTCGCATCGGGAAATGGACGAATTACTTGCGAATCAGCTTTAAAACAGATAGCCTTGAAAACATACGCAAGATTGCTGACACTATGGAAGTATATGTATTTTCTAACAAAATGCCTAAAACAGATAAATATGGCATGGAAATATACGATAAGAATGGCAACGTTATATTTAACAGCAATTTATTAACAATGCGGTTAGCATTAGTCATTCATAAGGATTATCCTGCTACATTCCTATCTAAGGAAGAGTACGAAATCGGCAAGGTCAAATTTCATGGCATTAAAAAAGCTGGGTTGAGTTTTACCTATCCATTGGCAGCTATTGGCTCAGATAGTGGCTTTATGGCCCATAAAGTTAGCTGGGGCGGCGACGGCGTGGATATTATAACAACGTACGGCGGAAATGCTGGCGGTATCATTAGACAAAACTCAATCACAACAACCCAAGTATTGATTTGTGAACTTGACGGAACTCAAAATATTCCAGCTATTGAAATAATGATGATTTAATAGCGAGGTGCATATGAACTTTATAAGAAACGAGCCAGAGACATTACACATCGGCGCTGATTATCGTAGAGGTTACGAGGTCAGTGCCGATTTTGATTTAAGCAACTGCACGGCAGTCATGAAAGTGCGTAGTGTGCAGGGCAAGCTATTGGCTGAGGCTGAATGTGTGGTTCATGAGAATATCGTTTACTGCACAATCAGCGCCGAGGCAACTAAGAACATCAACCGCAATTATAGGAGCGGTCAATATGATGTGTTCCTTATTCATGGGAATGAATTTATTAAAATTGTCATGGGCGATATAAAATTTGTTCATGATATTTCAGCACATTAGGGGGTAAATTATGGAAGATACAAACAACTTTGAACTGGTAAACATTCAAGCAAGGGTTCCGAAAGTGATTGATATTGTTATTCCGGGGGCACAAGGTTTGCCAGGTGAACGAGGTACGCAAGGGACTAAAGGGGATCCGTTCCGATATGAGGATTTCACACCCGAACAACTAGAGGCTTTAAAAGGCCCTAAGGGTGACCCGGGTGATAAAGGTGACCCAGGTGATAAAGGTGACCCAGGTCCAGCTGGTACGGCTGATACCACATACCGAGCTCTATTAGAGGGTAATGTGTGGTGTGAGTCCGCATCAGTGGACCACGTTCTTATGGCGGTATTAGGTAACTCTGGTAAGCCGTTCCCACGGACTGACTTCAAGGAGCTTAAGGTATTAAATGCATTCCGTGGTCAAAGAGTGATTGGTGTTGAAGGTGAGCCACATTATACTGTCAAATTAGGTGAGACCGAGTTCAAACTAGGCCAAGCTGGTACTGGTGATATCACCTTAGAGGAAGGCCTTGGAGATGATGATGTGAAAATCACATACCACAATTTCTTGGGCCAGAAGGTCGGTGAGTTTACTATCGCTGGTATCCCAGATGATACTGCTGCTACTCCAGACGAAACCTACACAGACTGTGGCTCTAAATACTCCAAATACGGACGTAAGCTAGTAATTAATGTTACTAACCAACAAACTACTAACAGCTGGTCTGACGGTAAAGACTTCAAGTTCTTTGGTAAATGGCAAGAGCGTGACTTCGACTCCATTGAAATTGTAACTAATGGTAAGAAGCAGCTCTATATCTATATCCTTGTTGAGTATAGAGGTACAGTTCTACCTACTATTCCAATCTTTGTCAATAAGCCAGAGCTTGTTGAGTTCTTACACTTAGCTAGTCCTGTCGGTAATAGAATTATCAATATTGGCACTAAAGGTGATGGGCTTAAACAAATTGACTTCATGCGTAGTGTCTTAGAGTGGGATAGCATTAATCATCAATACATTAATACCGGTGAAGAACCATTATAATCTTATTTTCATAGGGGAGGATAAATGAACGAGATAACACACTTCATGAGCGAAGCTTGGCGAATGCTTACGGAGTCATTCGCTATTAAAGCCTTGCTTGCCTTAATCGCAGAGGTAGGCATATATATGCTCGGCTTAAAGCACGTACAGGTGTTAGGCATATTCATTATACTTGTATTCTTAGATTTAATTACCAAATGGTCGGCTATTGGGTATAAAATGCTCATTGATATGGGAGCAAGCCCAGAGAATATAAGCGGCTATTCCAAATATATCGCTATTCCTGCTGCATGGGGTAAAGGGCTTATATCGTCCAAACACATGCGAAAACCATTTGTAACAAAGGTATTAACATATTGCCTAGCTACTGGCGGTGCATGGTGCTTTGACTTCATGGCCGGCAATTATGCGTTTGCAGTCAATCTTGTGTGGCTATATCTTGGCTCCGTCGAATTCCTTTCTATATTGGAAAATATGCGAGACGGTGGCAATACTACTATTTCAGGCTTATTGGAATTAGTTCAAAATAAGATTGATATGCTTTTAAAAAAGTAA